CGCCTCGCTGGCCTGACCACTGATCAGGTGAAAGATTACAGCTACGCAACTGTCGAGGGAGATACCTATATCCCCACGCTGTACCTTGAAGAAGATTGCCACATGTCAATGTTCTTGGACGCTCTCGCGGCTAAGGGAATTGATTTCGATATTGTTGAAAAGCACCACACTGGTGACGCTTACATTCGTGAGCTTGGGAGGGTTTCGTAATGGACGAAGAAGAGATGATCACAGAGCTTTCAGCTATGGCTGAATGGAATAACTTCGCAGCATCGCTGGTCATGCAGTACAGATCGAAGGGTGACCTATCGCAGAAGCAATGGGATGCTGCAGAGCGTACTATCCTGAACGTCCAAGCAAAGGCTCTGTTCAGAAAAGAGATGTCACGCACCGTGGATGTGTCGCGGATCAAAGACCTGCTCGAAACAGCCAAGGTCAAGAAGCCTGTCTTTCGGGCGGCAGAGCTGGCCTTCTCTCTGGCACCCTTGCACGGCAAGAATGCTGGTGCCGTCTACGTCAAGCGTGGACCAGACTATCAAGGCAAGATCATGGAGGGTCAGTTCATCCCTGTGAGTAGCTGCCAGAGCGACACAGCGGACGCTGTAGTGCGTGTTGCAGGTGATCCTAGAGGTCAGGCAGTGCAGCATGGTCGTGAGACCGGGCGTTGCTCCTGTTGCGGCAGAGAGCTGACTGATCCTGTATCAATAGAGATGGGGATCGGCCCTGTCTGCGTAGCGAATTGGGGACTGTAATGAGTAAGATGGGAAACTACGTTGTCGGATTACAAGAAGGCGCTGATGACTACATCGAAGCCTACAAGAAAAGAATACTTAAACTGTATGGCGACAAGAGTGTGGCTGAGTTAGATCAGACGATGCTGGCTCTGCGGAAAAGATACGACGAAGCGGTGAGACGCAGGACAGAGACGGGCCTGCGATCATACAATGATGAGATAGAAACTGCATCTATCCAAATCCATAATATAAAATATGCAATATCTGTCAGACAGATTGGAGAAATGTCATGAAACTAACACAAGCTAAAGCTATCTGCGAAGCAGCTATCGACTTTGCAATGAACACAAAGAACGGGCGTGATGCTCAGTACGTTGTGCCATACCTCGTGTCTGGCGCTGGGATCGGCAAGACCACCTTGGTCAAAGACATTGCCGCGTCCAAGGGCATTGGCTGCGAGATACTGTCACTTGCCCAGTATGATGCTGGTGAGCTGGGTGGTTGGGCAGTCCCATCAGATGATGGCGAGACCATGGTGCGCAAACGTCCCGACTGGATGCCGACTAAAGGCAAGGGCATCTTGTTCTTGGACGAGCTGCCACAGGCACCAGTGTCCAATCAGAACATTGCGGCTCAGATCACAAACGAACGGCGTGTTGGGCCACATCACCTGCCAGAGGGCTGGGTCATCGTTGCTGCTGGCAACCGCATGTCTGATCGTGCTGGCACTAACGTCATGCCATCTCACCTCAAAGACAGGTTGATGTTCTTGGAGATCGAAGCGGACATGGAGGACACCATCGCTTACTACTACAGCAAGCGTATCGATGAGCGTGTGTCAGCGTTCTTGCGCTTCCGCCCTGAGTGGCTGCACAAGTTTGATCGTGATGCAGATGCATCGCCATCGCCACGGTCATGGGAACGAGTGGCATCGATCATGTCATGGGGTCTTGATCCAATGAACCAGCTAGAAGCTATCGCTGGTCAGGTTGGGCGTGCTGCGACAGCCGACTTCACCGGGTTCCTTCAGATGTATGACAGTGTGCCAGACATCGATGCCCTGATTGCTGCGCCTGATGCAGCGGACATCCCTGACAATCCAGCCGTGCTTTATGCGGTGTGTGCTGCGATATCATCAAGGATGAACCCAAAGAATGCGGGTAACGTGATCAAGTATCTTGACCGCTTGCCGCAGCAAGAGTTCGCGGCGTTCGTCATCAAGGATGGCGTCAATCGTCACAAGGAACTGAAGCAGTCGAAAGATATCCGCAGTTGGATCATGCGTCAGGGTAAAAACCTTATACTATAAATCAAGATGTTACGCGGATAGTTAACGAGCTTTAACTATCCAGTACGATTATAGTTCAATGTTTTGATGTTCATATATGGGGTGACAGGTTTCTGTATGCCCTGTATTTTTTATAGTTCTATTGAACTTTTTTTGAAGGAGTATGCGCAATGACTGCAAAGGAATTGGCAACCAAGATTGTCGTCTGGATACAGGATGACATCGATGAGGGTGAGTGCGATCCTAGTGAGTGGATCGAAGACCTTAATGAATATCTGAAGGGAGTAGAATGATGGAAGAACAGATGAAAGTTTCTCGTGCCATCACGAGGTTGGTGGTTAAGCACCCATTCTTTGGGTCAATTTCCCTGTCATTGAATGTCTCACCAGATGAGAGCATCCCGACTATGTGTACTGACGGCAAGTCAATACGCTGGAACCCATCCTTTGTTGATGGGATGGATCAGGAAGAGACAGTCGGTGTCATGGCACACGAGGTCTTGCATGTCACGTTCAAGCATATGATGCGGCGCGGTGAGCGTGACCATGAGCTTTGGAATATCGCCTGTGATCTAGCGATCAACCCGATACTAATCGAGGGTGGCTTTGTATTGCCAGAGGGTGCGCTCAATGAGCCAGAGTACAAGGGGCTTAGTGCAGAGACCATCTACAGCAGACTGCCAGAGGATGCCAAAGAAAAGTATGGCAGCGGCGCTGGGTTTGGTGAGGTCAGCGATGTGTCTGACGGCAACGGTAAGCCCCTCTCAGAGGCGGAAGCCAAGCAGATGGAAGCGGACATAGACAGCAAGGTTATGATGGCTGCAGCCGGGGCTAAGGCAGTGGGTAACCTGCCCGGTGCAATCAAGTCTCTGATCGAGGAGATGAAGCGCAGCCAAGTGGACTGGCGTGACAGCATGCGCAGGTTTGTCGGAGGCGATCAGCCAGATGACTACAGCATGCGCAAGCCGCACCGCAAGATGTACCACACATCTAGGATCGTAGCCCCATCCATACAGAAGATTGGTGCCGGGGACGTTGTGATCGGCATCGATACGAGCGGGTCTGTTTCGAGCGGTGAGCTGTCTTATTTCTTGGGCGAGATGAACGCAATCAGCGCAGACATCAAGCCCCGGTCAGTGACAGTAATCACATGTGATGCTGTTATCCAGACTGTAAGGCGGTACGAACAGGGAGAGGAGATCGAGAAGATCGAGGTCAATGGTCGAGGTGGAACAGAAGTCCGCCCGGTGTTCGACTATGTCGAAAAAAATAATATCAATGTGGATAACATGGTGTATTTTTCAGACATGTGCATATTCGATTACCCAGATCAGCCTCATTACCCAACAATGTGGGTATCGTCTTATGCCAACGGCAAGCCAGCCCCATTCGGGGAGACGGTGTTCCTTAAAAACTTAGGAGGTAAATGACATGGACTTAGAACAAATCAAAGTACTTATGAAGGATGGGATCGGCTTTGAGATGGCGTATGGAATATGCATGCGCCGTCTCTGTAGCGCAGAGGGTCAGTTGCCCAATCACAAAGTCCAAGAGGCACGAAGGAAAAGTGCTGGGGCTGGGGCTATGCGTCCAAATATTGAAGCTATTGATAAGCCCAAGATGGTTGAGCAGATAGATGCGTTCTTGAAGGCCAAGATACATCAGAAGGATATAGCCAAAGCATTAAGGATCAGCCAGTACAGCGTCTCTAAAATAAAAAAGCGTTACAACCTGCCAACAGAAAGGTTCGAGTAATGGATAATTTAAAATCAATAGATAAAAAGATAAAAGAACAAGAGGAGATTGTCCGACTTCAGGCGTTGGAGAATAGAGATAAACTTCAGTATGGGCAGGGTGAAAGTCATGAGCTGGCTAGGCTAGAAGTTGAAAGAGAACTGATCATAAGTGGTGTTGAGTGGGTCGATGATGGACCGGGTACAGTGCTTATAAATAAAAAATATATTTACGCATTGAGGTCTGGGAGGTGGAGAGTGAAGGGAAAGAACAAATGGTATTGGAGCAAAAACCTAACGCACTTTATAAAAAATTATGTGGGCTGGGGCTTTTGAGAGCGCAATGAATAAAGAGAACGCGAAACTGCAAAGCAAGCTGGCTATTCAGCGAACTGAGATTGCAAGGTTAACCCAAAAACTAGAGAAGTTAACCAAAGAAAAGTCCGAATTACTAAGAGACATAAAGTGGATGAGAGGAGAGAATTAATGTTGACTACTTTATCTTGCATAGCAATGGCTGTTTACTTCGAGGCTCGTGGGGAAAGTACCATGGGTCAACGAGCTGTAGCTGAAGTTATTATGAACAGGGTTTCTGATCATCGCTGGCCTTCGTCTGCTTGCGAAGTGGTCAAGCAGCCACGCCAGTTTAGTTTCTACAAGGCTGGTAAGAAGTATAAGACGGACCCTTCATTGTACATTCAAGCAGAGGCTGTAGCACGCGGGGCTATGGGCGGCGACACGTTGAATACTGGGGCTTTATATTACCATTCGACGAAGGTGCATCCTGTATGGCGGCATGAGCTAGAGGCTTTGGGTACGATTGGTTCGCATGTATTTTACGATGACAAGTCGCTGGCCCCTGTAACCAGTCTGCGCCCCAAACTTAGGCCCAAGAAGTTGGAGCGAAATGATGAGTGATCGTGAGATGGACAAGATTTTGGACGAGGTGTTCCGCAAAGTGTTTGGGGATAAGTGGTGAGGCCAGCCAGCAACGGTCTAACTGAATGCTGGTTGAAGGGATTAAGTTAAATCGGGACTGGCCTCGATTAGAAGTTAAACAAATATGGGAGTTAATACAATGGGTGATGAGTCATTAAACTTACAGCAAAAAGCGGAGCTTACTTTTCTAAGAAACGAGGTGAACAAGCGGGAGTTTGAAGCTAATCTTGTCGTGCCTCATCCCAATATTCAACAAGACCTGCAACGTGCCAGAATTGAGTTAAGAGAATACACACACAAGCTCAGAACACAGGGCATAAATATATAAAGGAAGTAAACCATGACGAACATGACGCGAGGTCAAATATTAGACAAGGCTAAACAATATGTGACGGAAGACAGAGCATCCGACCACGGTAATATGGAAGATAATTTTGAAACTATAGGTGCTTACTGGTCAATACATTTGGGCGTTCATGTGAGTGCCGTAGATGTTTCGGTCATGATGTCTCTACTGAAAGCAGCAAGAATAAAATCAAACCCAGAGCATATAGATAACTGGGTTGATGGATGTGGCTACTACAGTTGTGGTGGAGAACTTGCCACTAGAAAATAAAAATGGAGTGAAGAACATGGAAGTGCAATTAAGAAACTACCTTAGAATAAAACAGCTCAAAGCGAACATAAAAGTATTTCTGATGGTGAACGGCTTCTCTCCTGAAGAGAGGAAAAAGATATCAGAAAATCCCCACCAGTACCAATGGAAGAGTTTTGACTATGATGGCGCTCCATTCGGATTAGCTATCTTACCAGAAAGTCAAATGAGATTGACCGTTAAGTACGGTGGTGGTTTATTTATTTCCTTGCGTCAAATCAGAGACAGAATGAAGTCCGGCACCATACAAAAGTCTGTTATAGACAAAGCCATGGAAGCGACAGAAATGTATGCATCAACAGAGTTAAAGATCATGTTTCCATCTATGTCTTGGTACGTCACATCAAGCCTTAACGATGGGGTATCCGCTGGTCTGCAAAAGTCTTACATGTCAGATGTCGATGTTCATTTACCTGTCACATGGA